CCGGGCCGATCAGGTTGACCAGCGCGTTCTGCGCCCCGGCCTCCACCGCGATGGTGTAGGTGTAGGTCGCGTCGGAGGTTGCGACCTCGTAATCCTCCTGCCGGGTACTGTCCGACAGGTGCGTGTCGCTGTGCGTATAGGACCGGCCGGTGACCGTCAGCGTCAGCTCGCAGGCGTCCGGCGCAGTCAACGGGATGGACAGCCACGCCCACCCCAGCCAGCAGTACACAGCCTCCGGGTCCCCGTCCGCCGGGTAGTAGTGGTCGGCCTTGCGGTACCAGTACACCATCGGAGCGCCCTCGGGCGCCGTCATGCCCGGCACCCGGCCAAGGCGGTCGTCGTAGTCGCTCGCCGGCAAGAGAGTCAGTGTCGGGGTGCCGCCTCCTCCGGCAACTGTGAAGTCCCCGGCCCCGTCCGGAGTGGCAGCCCCGCCGCTCCCCGTCCAGTCCGTATGATCGTGGGCGGGCGTCGGCCCGTAGACCCCCACGTTGTTGCGGTGGGCGAGCGAGACCATCGCATAGTCGACCGTCGCCCCGCTGCCGCAACTCGTGTTGTCCACACCCGGCACCCGCAACTCCACACTCAGGTCATGGTCCAGGATCGGCAGTTCGCGCGCCGACTCAGCGGTGATCGCCAGAGCCATGGTCGCCGAGCCCAGCAAATCGTACTGGTCGTCCGGGTCCCGGTAGTTCATACCCGTGACAAGACCCGCGATCTGCACCCACGTGCCCAGTGCCCGCAGTTCCTCGCACGTCGGGTACACGGTGTCTCCTGGGTCTGCCACACTGACCTCCAAACAGACCGGCCCGCTCCATGTGGGTGGGAGCGGGCCGGTGATGTCACTGCTGGCCTATGGGGTTGTCGACCAATCCAGCGTCGCCGGGTAGTGGTTCGTGGCCCTGAAGCCCCCGGACAGCCGCGGGTTAACGTCCGTGCCGTCCCGGTCCCGCACGTGGACCTGCGAGAAGTCCACGATTTTCGGCTCGGCCATGGCGACCGAGTGGGTAGTCTCCCCGGTCGAGTGGTAGTACACATCGAAGCCGCCGGCCTGCCCGTCCAGGTACAGCCCGGAGTTGTAGGTGCCATACTCATAGCGGCTGAAGTCGACGGCGGCCCCGCCCCAGGTCAGGTCACTGACCCGCGCGTACACGATGTCCTGCGCGCCCTTGTGGAAGTTCATGCCAATCCCGATCGCAGAAATCGGCTGCGGCGGTAGCATCCACGGCGGGTCCCCCGTGTAGGTTCCGCTGGTGCTGATGGAGCCGAACGTCATGCTCCAGCTCAGGGGCAATTCGGTCTGCCACGAGTCGGTGATGGCCCGCTCCTTGGCGTACACGGGTGCACCGTATCGACCCGCCCCGGGCGTGTAGGCATCCGTCCGCCACAACTCGCGGCCCGTGACGCTCAGTGAGAACGGGAGGACAATGTCGTCGTCGTCCTCGTCCGTCATGTAGACGAACACATGGCCCCCGGCCTCGTAGTATGACATACTGGTGTAGTACACGTAGGTAAGTACGGTGCCATACGGCGGGTCCGGTTGCGGGTCCGGGCCTGGCCAGCCCGATGTGCTGATGTCCTCGATGTAGAAGCCGAACAGTCCTGACGCGAATAAGAACATCTTCGTCGGCCCCGAGATCAGGATGGGGTACTCCGTCTGTGAGAGTACCGACAGCACACCCGCCACCGTCGCCCCGCCGTCAGTGGTCTGTGTCTTGACCGTGGCCATGTTCCGCCGGTGCTCCTCCCACGTCAGACTCACGGTGTGCTCGACGTTCGCCGATGACGGATAGAGCCGCGTCTCCGTCGCTGCATCGGCCGCATGCCGCCCGGCCCGCCACCCACCGCACAATGCCAGCACCGCAACAGCCACGAGCACTGCCCCGCCAACCTGCCAATACCGTCTCATCAGTGCCACCTCCTGGCTACAGTATAGCCCGGGAGGCGTCGTTGCGTGCGATCATTTCAGGACGAACAGCCTGGCGGGAAGTATCACCCGACACCCGCTGGTGTAGTAGTCATCCGACTCGCCCTCATACTCGATGTCCGTGTCTGTGTTGTCGTCCAGCTCGTCAATTGCATCTTGGACGCGCTGATCGTCCTCGAACATGACGGCCCAGTGCCTGACCACACCGCCACTCTCGCGGTATGGGAATGAGTGGACGCCCTCTACTCTCCGGCCATCTCCGAATACGACGGTCCCGACCACTACGTCAGGCGGATGCATGGTCACCTCCATCCCCCTTCGAGGGGGCCTGCTTATGGTGCACTCTCGCGTTGTCGGCTGCCATGGTTACACCTCCGGGCACATTGTACACCTAGAGGGGCCTATTGGGCCTACCACTTTCCTGCGGCCGGCGCCTTAGCCGTCGTCGCCCGGGCGATCTGCACTACGACCCCACGCGCCGGGTCCTGCTGCAATTGGCGCGCTACCAGACCGGGCTCCAAACCGATGACGACGTGCGCCGCGCCTGCGACGCTTCCAGCGGCTACGCCATACCTGCCGCCACCTGACGCGACACCCGGCGCGCCCACATTGAGCCCGGAGAACGCAGTCATGCTTTGCGCCACGTCCGGGGCCGTCAAGCCCCCGGCGATCTGGCGCCCGATGTCCATGGCCCGCTGGTGCTGGCCTGCGGCCGTTGCCATGGCTCCGGGTATCCCGAGCGTGCTGGCACGGCCGGTCTCGTCCAGCTTCATCCACGCCAAGCCGAGCTTCTCCGCCACCTGCTCCAGCTTCTCGCTGATGGACGCGAAGGTCTTGGCACGGGCCGCCTCGGCGTCCAGCCGCTTCTCCTCGGCGTCGTTGATGGCCTTGGTGGCGGCCTCTTTGGCCTTCGCCAGTGCTTTCTCCGACTCGGCGATCCTGCGGGCGGCGTCCTCGCGGGCGTCGGCCAATGACTCCTCCGCGTCGGCCACCGCCTGGTGAGCATCTGCCAGCCGCTCCTCGGCTTGGGCAATCTGTCGCGGGATGCGTCGCTCGGCCTTGGAGAGTGCATAGTTCGCGTCGTCGCGACTCTCCCTGGCCTGCCCGAGGCGCTCAGGCGACTTCTCTGCCCACTCGTCCAGCCGCTTCTGCTCGGCGTCGCGGGTCTCTTTGACCTTGGCAGCCTCGTCGGCCTTGGCCTTGGTGATGTCCGCCTGGACCGCCCGGATGTCCTGCATGATCTTCAGCCGGTCGCGGATACGCTCGGCGTCCTTGTCGGACACCATCACCATCCGGCCGCCGATGTTGAAGACGTTGGCGGCGCCGCCCTCCTGGTCGCCCCGGAGCTTGGCCTGCAGCTCCTGCAGCTTCTCGCCCAGGGACTTGAGCTTGTCTGCCGAGGACTTGCGGATGTCCTCGATCTTCTCCGCCGCGTCCTTCTCGATCTTCACCCGCTCGTCGGCCACGTCTTTCTCCGTCTTGGCGAGTGCCTTCGCGGCGTCCTCGGCCCGCTCCCGCGCGTCGGCCAGGCTGTCGTTGAGGTCGATGATCTGCTCAGCGGTATCGACCTCGGCGTCCGCCGCGGCCTTCGTGGCGTCGGCTACGCGCTTCTGCGCGTCCTCGACTCGCTCGGCTCCGTCCTCCACGGCGTCTGCCACGGCCTGCTGTGCGTCCACAATGCGCTCGGCGGCATCCCGCCAGGCGGCGGTTTGGCCCTCGGCTGCTTCCCGCACGCGCTTGTTGGCGTTCTCGACGGCCTCGGCTACGTCGGCAGTCGCCTTGGCCGCGGCGTCCTGTGCGTCGGCGTAGCTGTCTGCGGCCTTGACCGCGTCCTCGTTGGCCTTCGTCTGGGCCTTGGTGACGCCCGCCGAGTGCTCCTGTTCCGCGTTGAGTGCCTGTAAGGCCTTGGTAGTGCGGTCCAGGGCCGAGGCGTATATGTCCGCCTCGCGCTTGATATCGCGGCTGGTCTGGGCGCGTTCTTGTTGCTCGGCATAAGCCTTCTCGATGGTGCGGGGCGGTGGCAGACTCAGCGGCACTCGCTCCAGCCTCTGTTGCTGGACTGCCAACTCCTGCAGGTGTGCCTCAAGCATATCGGCCTTGGCCTGGAGGTACTCAGCCGATCCCCGCTTGGCCTCTTCCATCCGCCGCTTTGCGGCAGCCTGCTCTTCTCGCAGCCTGCGGAGCGAGGCTTCGAAATTGGCCTCTGCCTCTCTGTCCCTATCCATCGGGGTCGCCGGGCCCGTGGGTGCGTCGCTGCGCGCTCCGCTTCTGGCTGCTGCATTGTCGGCCTCGCGTGCCGCCGCCGCTGCCGCCCGAAGGTCCTTCGTCCACTTGTCCAGGTCCGCGGAGCCCTTCCCGGCAGAGATATCCGATAGCGTCTTGTTGAGGTTTTCCGTGGCCTCAATCGCTGCAGAGACGGCCTCGTGGTACGCCCACACGCCAATGGCGATAGCGGCAGGGAACGCCAGGGCGCCCATCACGGAGCCGAGCTTCCCCGTCTTTCCTGCGGTCTTCTCGACGGCCTCGCTTACCTCCTTGGTCGCGTCCGCCGCCTTCTTGGCCCCGCCCCCGAACCTCTCCCAGATCGACTTGCTCAGGCTGCCGATCTGGACGGCGCCGAATGCAATGTCGCCGAGATGCTTGACCGCCGTGCCGCCCGTCACGCCCACGAGGGCGAGCCCTGCCGCCCACTTGACGAACGCTTCGCCCGCTGGCGTCCGCAAGAACTCCGTCAGGTCCTCCAGGGCCTCCTTCGCGATCGGCGCCAGTTCCTCCAGCGCAGGCACCAGCGCCTGCCCCGTGGCGATGGCGGCCTCCTTCAGCTCGGCCTGCAGCCCCTTTATCTGGTTCTCCAGGCTCCCGGCAGTCCTGGCCGCGTCCCCCTGCGCGTCCTTGGTGGCGCGCATGATGATCGCCATGCGGGCGTAGGCCTTTTCGGCCTCGGTGGCCGCGGTGCTTCCGCCCTTGATGCCCTGATTGAAGAGTTCCTGGTCCAAAGCGGCGTCGGAAAGAAACACGCCGTACTTGCGCATGCTCTCGGTCTCGCCGGCGAAGGCCGACGCGAGGTCCCTCACCACGTCGGGTTCCTGCTTGTTCCAGAAACTCCCGAGGTCCACGGCAAGCTGCGCCACGGCCTCGGACATTTGCGTCGCCTCTGACCGCGCGATGCCCATGGGGGTGAAGAGCCCTTGGAAACCCGCGGCGTACTGCAGTAGGTCTGCGCCACTGCGATTGAGCGCCTCGCCGGTAGCATCCGCCCATGCAGTCGCGGCTTCTGTCTGGCCTTTGAAAACCTCCCCGGCCATCTGGGACATTTCGCCGAAATCAGAGGCCGTTTTGACCGCGATGCCACCCAGCCCGAGGAGTGCGGCGCCGGCTATCTGCATCTTGCCGCCGACGGCGCTGGTCGCCGCGAACGTGGCGTCCCACTTGGACCGGAACTGCTCGCTGCTGGCCTGCGCTTTGCGCAGTGCGCCTTCCAGGCCATTGAGGCTCTCGACGGCGGACTTGATCTTCGGCGAGGCCTGATCGGCCGCCGAAATCGTCACGTGGACAGACATCTGCTTGTCGGCCATGGTCGCTCAGGCCTCCTCTCCGTCAGGGGTTGCGCAGCTTATCAAGTTCGGCGATTCCGTCCAATATCTCGTGCACCTGTATCAGGCTCAGGGCCATGATCGTCGGCACCGTCCAGCCGAACCGGTCGGCGAACATCGCTACGACGAGTCGCCAGTTGCTGCCTCTGCCGGCGCCTCTGCCGGCTCGTCCGTGGGGAGCACGGCGGTCACCACCTCGCCCAACAGGTCGATGCCTCGGGCGGTGGGCGGGAACAGCGCGTCCACGTCGGCAGGTGTCGTCTCGGGACGGTGGTGCTGCAGGGACCGCAGGGCCAGGAACGACCACGAGGTCACCCGGTGGGCGAGGTCGCCGATCAGGTCCATTGAGCCGACCTCGGACTCGAACGCAGCCAAGTCGCTCAGTGCAATCTGCCCGAACAGGACCTCGGCACCGTCCTGGGTCGTGCCCTTCAGGGGCGCCCCGGCAATGCGCTGCAGGTCGGTGAGCGGGGAGAACGTGATCGGGTCGTCGGGGCGCGCCTTTGAAGCGGGGGTCTTGCGCATGGCTTCCCTCCAGAAGTGGCGGCGCCGGTCCCCCGGGGGAGGAGACCGGCGTCGCTTGTCGAGCTGTTGTCGTCTACGCCCAAGTCCAGGTGAGCGAGCCGCCCTGCGGGTCGCCATTGAAGCCATACTTCCAGGGCGCCGCGGAGTTGGCGTCTACCAGCCCGAACTCCTGGCTGCTCGGCTGCAGGTTGATGAGCGTCGCGGTCAGTGTGTCAGTCCCGTTGGTCGCGGACAGGACAGCGCCGATGTTGTTGGGCAGCAGATCCTCCAGGAAGTCCAGGGTCGTCATGGGGATCGGCTCGTCGGTCGTCAGCTCCATCGTCAGCATTTCCAGGCCGTAGCGGTACGTGTTGGCCTGGCGCTTGACTCCCGCGACCTTCGTATTCGCGGAGCTGGTGAACAGGGTGTTGTTGGCGATGCTGATACCCATGTCGGTCACGCCGTACTCGGCGCCCTCCACGGTGATGACCGCCTCATAGTCCTCCAGGTCCAGATTCGCCTCGGGGTCCATCGCGTCGCCGGCAGCAGTCGCGACCACGATACCGCCCCAGGTGATTGTGGCCCGCAGGCCCTCGCCCTGGGAGTAGTCAATGCGGCAGTCGGTGATCTTCGCCGCGTCCCACTGCAGGCCCCAGTCGTCGGCGCCGCCGGCGAGGTACACGGGGGTCAGTGCGCCGCGCGGGTAGCTGGCGCGCAAGGCCGCGGCCACGAGTGCTTGGTTGCTGCTCGTCACGTAGAACGAGGCGTTGCCGGTGGCCTTGATGATCCCGCCCCGGCGCAGCGTGTTGCCGCCGATGCCGGAGCGGATCCGCGCGTCGGGGTCCGTGGGGAGCGAGCCTCCGGTGACGACACCCATAGTGCCATTCGCGGAGACCGTGCCCCAGTGAAGCCACTGGAAAAGGCCAGTGATGGGTTCTTGTGCCATTGTCCTTCACCGCCTTTCCTTACAGTTTCAGCCGCCGGTCGGGGGCGGGATAGAACGAGATGGCGTCGGACGCGTCGCCGCCGGTACCGCTCGCGGCCGTCACGCCCCGATAGAGCGGGTACACGTACGCGTCGGTGGTGTAGGTGTGGAGCAGGTTGCTCAGCACCGTCAGGCTCGTGTTCTCGGCGATGCTGTCGATGGTCGCGATCTCCTGCTCCAGCCACACCTCGTCGGGGGCAGACCCGGACCATTGGGTGACGAGGATCTGTTGGGCGGCCTTGAACTGGGCGGTCGCCGCGACCGGGATGACATTCTGCGCGGCGGCCGCGCCGCCGCTCAGCGCCTGGGCCCCGAACACGTAGGTGTCGCCCACGGCGCCGCCGTCACCCGTGCCCTTGACTACCTGGGCAACGGATTTGGTGGTCGCATCCTCGAGCTTGAGGGTGGCCGTCACCGTCCAGTCCGTGGCACCCTTGACGGTCACGCGCCCCAGAATCGGGCTTGCCGAGTAGCTGGTCGAGATGTCGGCAGCGGAGGCGATGGCTCCCCCACGCACCAGCGTGCCCAGGAGGGTCCCCGGGGCACTCGCCCCGGCGTCGGCATCCCCGGCGATGTTGGCGACGCTCAGGGCCGCACGGCCCGCCTCAGTCCACAGGGCCGAGAGCTTGGCGTCCACCCGCCAGCGCTTGGCGGTCAGGTACGCGTCCAGGCCGGCCAACCCGAGGTCTTGAGTGCAGTAGGTCTGGATGTATCCCAGCACCGTCCGCAGGTCGGTCAGTTGTCCGAGCTTCATGGTCTCCATGGCCGTGTCTAGGGTCGTGCAGGCAAACCCCTTCACGCGGTTCTCGAAGGTCTCGTCCGCACTGGCATCCACGCGGGTCCACACGTCGGTGCCGCCCACGGCGGCGGTCCGGCACGCGGCCTTCTCGTAGGACCAGCGGTCGAACAGGCCCATCAGGGTCGTCTCTACGGCGGTCAGAGCCATGGGGGGTTACCCCCCTTTCAGAGTCTGGTATCGCAGGTCAACGGGAACCGCCCGGAAGACCTGCTGGGTGTTCTCAAACAAGGGCATGATCAGCACCGGGGCGGCCACGAAGTGCACCACCCGGCAACTGGCAATGCTGCGATTTGCATGGATGCAACTGCCGAACTCGTCCAGCAGGGCGAGGAGAGTCGTGTCGGTCGTCTCCGGGTCGTCCTCGTCGTCGGGCACCGCCAGCAGAACCTCGAACGCCGGATTGTGGAACCAGTTGTTGCCCGAGCCAGCACTGCGCTCCCCGCCCTCCAGGCCCATGAACGAGACGATTACCAGCGCGCCCTCGGTGCCGTCAAGGCGCACCGAGCGGCAGGGGCCGATGCGGAAGACGGCGCTCTTCAGGGGCTCCACAGTCCACGCCCTCAGGGCCGTCAGCAGGGCGGCCCGGAAGTCGGCCGGCTTGACGTAGCTCACTACTGCATCACCCCGAAGACCTGCCGCAGGGCTCGGTCGAACTCCGCGGCGATGTTGTCCTGTTGGGCGGCGAGTGCGGGCACCAGGTACGGGTGTGGCTTGATGACGACCCAGGCCTTGAGCACGTACTGCGCCACGCCCGCGTCGTCGAACAGGAAGAGCTGTCCGTTGGCGCGCTGAATGTGCAGGCCCTCGTGGGTCCGGGCGTAGCCCTTCAAGGTCCCTATCGGGATGGCCAGCATCTTCGCGTGGACCGGCCGGATGGTACCGCCGATCTCTTGGATGCGCCCGTAGATCACGTGCGGTCCGATGTCCGCCGAGAGCCGGCTCTCGTTGGCGTGGACCATGATGGAGCGCGCCAGATTTCCGGTCGGGTTGGCGAAGACCGTCTGCGTGTTCAGCTTCGCCTGCCGCTGCACCAGTGCGGCACTCCGGGTCACGGCCCGCATCAGGACGCGCCGGTCCTTCAGGCGCATGGTGGCGAGGTCCAACTCCTCCGCGGCCTCGCCGATGAACGTGAGCTTCATCATCTCGTCGTGCTCACCTGATTCAGGTCCAGCCGGACTTGACTGTGCGGCTCCGGCAGGCCGGGAACGCGCTCCTTGCCCAGCACC